TCAAATGTGGTAAAAACTTTAACAGATTAATAAAAGGAGAAAACTATGGCAAAAACATATCAATACTGTGTAGCAGAAAACTGGGGAAAGGGTTTCATCGATCACGTTGAATCTCAAAGAATCACGTTTGTAGGCTATCCTGGAAATGTTTGGCAAGTTCCTGCATACAACAAACATGGTAATCTTTGGATTGCTAAAGTTGCAGGTACTGTAAAAACAAAAGACGAGGCACAGGCGATTGTTGATGCAGAGGTTCAAGCGGCTCAAGCTACTTGGGATGCAAAATCAGATGAAGACAAAGCTGATAGCACAAGACCTGCTGACATAACATTAGAGGAGTAAAAATTTAAATGGCTGAGTATAAAGAAATACATGGCACAAAGATTCGGAACTATACGACTAATCCCGATAATCCGATACAGGGAGAGGTGTGGTATAACGATACTGATAACGTATTAAAATTTCAATATGCAAATATAACCACAGTTGGTTCATGGGCAACTGGTAATGCTATGAATACTGCTAGAGCATACAACTTTGGGACTTCAGGAATACAAACTGCTGCGTTAAACTTTGGTGGTAATTTAGATCCAGGAGGTCGTACAGGAAAAACTGAATCTTACGATGGAGTTAGCTGGACTGAAGTAAATGATTTAAATACTGCTAGATATGGAAATGATGGAGCAGGAACTTATACGGCAGCTATAGCTATGGGTGGAAACACACCCGGTGGTATTTCAAATGTAACCGAAACATGGAATGGAACTAACTGGACAGAAGTTAATGATTTAAATACAGCTAGAAGCAGACTTGCTGCTGCTGGAATAGTTACAGCAGCTGTAGCTATGGGTGGTAATGTTCCACCTGTTACAGGAGATACAGAACTTTGGAATGGAACTAACTGGACTGAAGTAAACAATTTAAATACAGCACGGAGTCAATTAGGTGGTGCTGGAACTTCAACAGTAGCTTTGGGATTTATGGGTAGTCCTGGACCAACAGCAGCTACCGAATCATGGAATGGAACTAATTGGACAGAAGTTAATGATGCAAATACAGCTAGACTAGCAATGGCTTCTGGAGGAACTGCAACATCAGCTTTTGCAGCAGGAGGTGAACCTAAAACAGGAAAAACAGAATTATATAATGGAACTAATTGGACTGAAAGTGGTGATTTAAATGTAGCAAGACAAACACTTGGTGGCACAGCAGCAACTAATACAGCTGCTTTAGCTTGTGGTGGTGATGCACCTCCTGGTTCGCCATCTTATACAGGAGCAACAGAAGAATTCACAGGTGCAGGTCAACCAATTGGTGCTTGGGCTACAGGTGGAGATTTGAATACTGCTAGATCAGGACAATACGGAGCTGGAACTTACACATCTGGTTTAATGTTTGGTTCAGATCAAACTCCAACAGATACTTTAACAGAATCTTATAATGGAACTAATTGGACGGAAGTAAACGATTTAAATACAGGACTAATTAAAGGTACTGGCTTTGGAGCAACAAACAGTGCAGCTATTAGAGCCACTGGAGATGGAGGAGGTTACTCAGCTGTTACAGAATTATGGGGTGGAACTAATTGGACAACAGTAAACAGCACAAATCAAGCAAGAGAACAAGTTGCTAGTGCAGGAACTTCAACTGCTGGAATACTTTTTGGTGGACAAGGTCCGCCTCCAGCTATGCAAACAGTTACAGAAACTTGGAATGGAACTAACTGGACTGAAACTGGAGATTTAAACACAGGAAGATATTTATTAGCAGGTAGTGGTTCAACTACTGCAGCATTAGCTTTTGGTGGTAATTTAGATCCTGGAAATTCAGCTCTAACAGAATCATTTAATGGAACTAACTGGACTGAAGTAAATGATTTAAATACTGCAAGAACTGCATTAACAGGATTTGGAACAAGCACAGCATCTTTTGCAACTGGTGGATCTAATCCTAATGTACAATCTTTAACAGAAGAATGGGATGGTGCAAGTTGGACAGAAGTTTCAGATTTAAATACTGCTAGAAATCAGTTATCAAGAGCTAATGCAGGAACAACAACTAATGGATTAGTTTTTGCAGGAAGTGCACCTCCTGGAACACAAACTGCAACAGAAGAATGGAGTAGTACATCAAACGTAACTAAAACAATAAGCACGGATTAATTATGGCAACATACAAAGAAATACGAGGAACAAATATTGAAGCGGTAGCAACCGATCCGACATATCCTATTGAAGGACAAGTTTGGTATAATACAACTTCTAATGTTTTAAAAGGTCAAGCAGTAACTTCTACAGGAGCTTGGGCTACTGGTGGTGCTTTAAATCAATTTAGAGATCAAGCTGCAGGAGCAGGAACTCAAACATCAACATTAGTTTTTGGTGGAGGACCACCTAATAAAGATGAAACAGAATCGTATAATGGATCTAATTGGACAGAAATGAATGATTTAAATACTGCTAGAAGAGGAATAGCAGGTGCAGGAGCAGACAACACATCGGCATTAGCTTTTGCTGGAGGTTCACCTGGTATGAACAATACAGAATCTTGGAATGGAACTAACTGGACAGCGGTTAATACTTTAAATACAGCAAGATATTTTGCAGGTGGAACTGGAATTATTACAGCAGCTATATGTTATGGTGGTACTGGGGGTTCATCAGCAACAGAAACATGGAATGGAACGAATTGGACAACTGTAAATAGTTTGAATACTGGAAGAGATGCACCAGGAAGTGCTGGAATTCAAACTTCAGCAGTAGCTTTTGGAGGTACTACTCCTTCTGTTACAAATAAAACAGAGTTATGGAATGGAACTAATTGGACAGAAGTAAATAATATGAATACTGCAAGAGTAGGTGCAGGCGGAGCTGGAGCATCTAATACTTCAGCAATAGCTTTTGGTGGTGGAGTACCATATCCGTCAGCCCCACCCCCTACAGTTCCTACAGCTAAAACCGAAGAATGGAATGGAACGAACTGGACTGAAGTTGCAGACATGGCTACAGCAAGAGCTTATATAGCAGGTTCAGGAACAAAAACTGCTGCATTAGCAAGTGGTGGTAGTGATAAAACTAACACAGAAGAATGGACAGGTGCAGGCGCAGCTCAAACAAGAACATTTACCGACTCATAAGACTTGTAATATATTTTAGTTAGTATATATTAGTCTTAACTATAAAGGAATAAAGACATGAAAAAAGACGTCAAAGAAGTAATACAAGGTGAAGAACCACATTTAAATAATCTATTAACACAAGAAGATTTGTCATCATTTAAAGGTATGGTGGACGAGCTTCGTGACACATGGACTAAAAAACAAATGTTTCGAACAGAAACAGAAGCAAGGTTTTCTGTATTACAAGACAATAGATATCCAACTAAAGCCTCAAAGTATTGGCAGTGTGTTAGAGAACAATCATCATACTTAGACAATCTTATGACTTTATCGTTTGATTATAGAAGAAACGAAGCAAAGATTAAATGGCTAGAAGGTAAAGTTGAAAAAGAAGAAGATGAATACAAAAGAACTAAATACAAAATAGATTTAGATGAAGCTATATTTGGTAAAGCATCTATGGAAAAAGTTGCTAAACATAGAATGAGAGAAATTAAAATGTGGTCTAAATTAAAAGGTGAATTTAATGATGGATCATTTAATGACAAAGATGTTAACCAGCATCAGTTAGAATCTTATGGTATGCAATATCACGAGAAAGCAAAAACTTTAAATCAAAACTCAAGTGAAGCAGAAATATTTAATGTAATGGGTCAATTACAATCATTACAAAGAATTAAAAAATCTGGTGAATTAGAAAGCAGTTACACAGAGAAAGAACAGATTGAACAGCATGGAAAACCTAAAGTTTGATTTTATATTTTTAGGTCAATCGGTTTTAAAATATCAAGTTCCTTTAGATATATTTAATTCTATTAACCATATCTATGAATCTAATTTTAATAACCTTGAACCTGCTAATGGTCAATTAGTAGGTAAAATAAAAAACGAACATTCATTGTTTTATCATGGTGAAGATCAAACAAAAATGAAAAATCATAATATATTGCCAAGAGATGTAACAAATTATTTTTTTGAAGCGTTTAAACACTATTTAGCATTTAATAAAATTAAAGATTATAATATTCATTTAAATTCTGTTTGGGTTAATGAAATGAAACAACATGAATACAATCCAACTCACATACATAGAGGTATGTTGTTTACTGGATTGTCTAGTGTTATGATTTTAAAATTACCATCAACATATGGTAAAGAATACTCAGCATCTCACATACCACAAAATGGTAAACTACAAATATTAGGAGCTAGTAATGGTCAATTTGCAAAGATAGATTATCAACCACCTATGGATCTTAGAGATTTTTATGTATTTCCTTATGACATGAGGCACTGTGTTTATCCGTTTAATGGAACGACAGAGACTAGACGAACTCTTGCTGCAAACTGTGATGTAGAATTTGATCCAATAAAAAATAGAGGTGCTAAATAATGGAAAAACAATTTTATATAGATAATCATATAGGTATATTTAAAAATTTTATGCCTAATAAATTAATAGATGATTATTTAAATTACTTTAATAAGTGTGAACAACAAGGTGCTATACATCCTCGACAAGAAGATGAAACATTAGTATCTGATAATGCAATTGATACTATAAGAGAAACAAATGTTGCATTAACCTATACTAATAAACCTTTTATAGAAGGATTTTTTAAAGAAGTATATCCACTATATACTCAAAAATACTCTTACTTAAAAAAATTATCAACACATAATATATTAGAAGTTAAGATACAAAAAACTAAAGTTGGAGAAGGCTATCATACTTGGCACTGTGAAAACGCTGAGATGAAAGCAAGAAATAGAATATTAGCTTTTATGGTTTATCTTAATGATGTAACCGAAGGTGGAGAAACAGAATTTTTATATCAAAAGTGTAGATTTAAACCTGAAAAAAATACCATGTTAGTTTGGCCATCACAGTTTACACACATTCATAGAGGCAACCCACCTTTATCAAATGATAAATATATAATAACGGGATGGGTAGAATACGGATATTAATATGATAACAGAACCAAGATGGAAATCTTATATAGTTGAGACTACACAACCAATCTTTACACCTAAACAATGTCAGATGATTATTGAAGCAGGAAGAACAGAACCTAAGCAAGATGCTTCTGTTGGAAATAAAGAAGGTATTAAGGGTGGAGTAATCGATACTAAAACTAGAACCTCACATATTAGTTGGATACCATTTAAAAAAATGCCTGACATGTACAAAGACATTGAACGTATTATGAAAACTACTAATGGTAATCATTTTGGTTTTGATGGAATGACTATAACTGAAATGGCACAATACACAGAATATCCAGAAGGTGGTTTTTATGAATGGCATGTAGATAATGATGTAAATTGTCAACATGAACCACCAGTTAGAAAAATATCTATGACTTGTTTATTATCTCCTGAGTCAGAGTTTGAAGGTGGAGATTTAGAATTAATGGCTGAAGGTAAAGTTGCAAAAATAAAACAAGGACACGCAGTATTCTTTGCA